CCGGGGAAGCCCAGCGGCACAACGAACCACAACCAGAGCTTCGTGATGCACCAGCCGCGAATGGCAATCAGCAGGACAATGTACAGAACGCCCATGAGGCTGAGGGTGCCGAGGCCCGTGGCCTTGATGATGGCATCCATATTCGGATCGGGTTTCTTTGCAGACGTTGCGGTGTTCATACGTTTCTCGTGGGTTGTTAGTAGAGGAAGTGATGGATGTTGTGGACGGCGTGCCCGGCGTTCATCCGGGCAAAAACCGCCACGAGCGTAGCTATGGCCGCCGCAAGGCTGAGCAGGGCGGCAAGGACGGGGAGAGCGTCTTTCATCGCAGTGGGCCGATCTCCCGCCCGCCGTCGATCAGGTATCGCTTCGGGCCGTTGGCCTCGCTCTCGTGACGCAGCTTGACGTTCATGCGCCAGGTGATGCCGTGCTTGGCATTGACGCCGTGAATCCATTGGGCCGGCTCACGGTAGCCGGAGAACGAGTTGTAGGCGTAGGAGTCGGTGCCGACCCAGGCCCCGTTGACCAGTAGCTCGCCGTCGATGTCCGACAACGTACTGGCCGTATGGTGGTGGCCGACGCAGAAATAGCGGCAGCGCTGCGCACCGCCCGCCGCACCCAGGGCGATCAGGCCCTTTTGCTTGCGGGTCATGCCGTACCAGGGGATACCGCCGTTGGAGCGAACGTCGTCACCGTGGGCGATGTTGAAGCCGACGCCGTTGATATTGATGTTCGCGGACCACGAATCGGGAATCGTGAAGCTGACGTTGGCAAGTGAGCGGCTGTGCAGCCGCGCGACTTCCGCCACGAGGTAATCCCAGTTGTCCTGTGCGCCGAGGTAGTCCTTCTTCGGTGTGCGGCGGCCGTGGTTGCCCGCCAGATAGAGCACGTTGACTTGCTCGAAATGGGCCGCCAAGTCGCGGAACATGAGCGAGTGAAGCTGGCCGATGGCGAGGCAATTGCGGAACTGGTTGCGATAGTATGACCGCTCGCACGCCTTATGGATTTCGCCGCTGGTGAAGTCGCCATAGGCGAGTACCCACAGCACGGGGAACTTGAACTTGGGCGAAAGCGTGTCGTGGCACCACTCGACGACCGTATCGACGTACCGCTCGGCACGGGCGCAAGAAATGGGGAAGTTGTAGTTTTCCAGGCCGCCGACTTCATCCGGCCGCACGACCTGATCGTGGTGGCCGTCGCTCAAGTGCATCACGCAATGCTCGGAAATCTCGGCCTTGCGGCGGAAGTCCATTGCAGCGGGGAGGGCCGCGAAGGGCTGGATGCGCTGTTCCATTTCGCCGGTGATGGCCTTGAACAACCCGCCGATCTTGGCACCCGCCTTGACCTTCTGCCGCTCGCGGTTGCGCTCTTCGGTCAGGTGGACGATCTCGGCTTCCAACTCCAAGACCTTCTTGTCGGTCGGGTCGTAATCCTCGATAGGCTTGTGCTGGCCGCCAGCCTGCTTCGGGCAGGGCTCCTCGCCTTCCGGCCAGGGCACGTCCTTATGGACACGGCCCGTGGCGATGTCGCTCACGATGGAGCGGCTGACCTTGTGTTTCTTGGCGATCTGAGGTTGCGGGACTTTGGCCGCAATCTGCGCCTTGATAGCGGCGACTTTCTTATCGGATAGTTTCGTCATGGTGCTTTCTTCAATCAAAGTCCCTTGCGTCAAGGGGCTTGTCTTTGGTCTCTGGGTTCTGCTTAGCCTTACGCCGATTACGCCGGTGAAGGGCCTTCTTGAAGTCGCGCTTCCGATTGGGCGCGTCCACGATGCGGCTGACTCTCTTCCAAGCGCGAGGCCGTCCCATGTGAGCCTCCGAATCAATGGGAACAGCGGGGCGGGAATTACCCCGCCCCGGCGGATTGCGGGAACCGTCAGATGGCCGTAAAGTACGGCCGGGCGGACTTGTTGATGATGGCTTGAGCAGCCTTCGTGTTGGCCTTGATGCAGGCGCGGATCGCGCCGAGGATGCTGCCACCCTGCGGCCATTGCTCCGTGCCGTCGCACATCTTGGGAATCGCCGTCACTTTGACCGTGGGGTCCAGTGCCCACTCGACGCCCATCGTCTTGGCCCAGGGAAGGATTCGACGCAGAGGAACGATGAAGTTCAGGCCGGCACCGCCGCCACGGGTGAGCATTCCCATGTACTTGCCGTCTTCCAGGAACATGCCGCCGCCCGACGAGCCGGGGTAGGCCATTGTGGAAGTCTGGTCGAACATCTTGCCTGTCTTAATCAGGTCCACGTCGGTCTGCGAAATGACGCCGTAGCTTACGGAGTTGTAGAGCCCTTGCGTGCAGCCAACATGGATCAGCTTGGTGCCGATCTCTTGCAGATCAGCGGTGAGATCGAACGTCGCGCTGACCGTGGCGGGCCGGAAGTTGTCTTGCAGGATTTCCAGTAGGGCAAGGTCTTCGCCCTCTTCGGGATCGCTGTAGGCAATGACTTTGGCCTGAACATCCGACGAGCCGATCGCGCGGCCCTTGTAGCGGAATTCCTGGTGGATCGTCACGTTCTTAAAAGTCTTGTCGCTTTTCATCTGTTCGCGGACAACGTGCCCGGCGGTCCAGACGTAGGAGCGGGTCACGTCGCCGACTTGGCGTGTCACCAGAGTACCGCTGCCGCTGCCGTGGTCCACTTTCACCAGGACGCTCACGGTTTGCAGATCGGCAAGGATTTTCGCGGGCGTCGGGGCGGCCGGAGCAACCGGGGCAACTGGGGCGGCGACCGGAGGCGCGGGAATGGCCGGAACTCCCGTGGCGACAATGGCCGGTGGTTTGGGGACCACGATGGCATTGGGCTTGGTGGCAAACGCTGCGCCGGCAAGCAGCAGAACGGCACACAGGGAAAGGATCACGGACTTCATGTTGCAAGGCTCCAAATGCAAGGGGATACAGGTTTCAAACGCGAACGGTGTCAACTTGCTCGACTTCGAGCAGGCTGTCGTACTCGGGGACCAGCCGACAAAGCAGGGCCTCGTGGAGAATGTCACTCAAGGTTTCGGCGTCACTCGACATGCTGCTCATATCAACGTGGACAACGTGATAGACACCCTCTTCATGCTCGCCGTTGTCGGGGAGCCTGACTTGGATTGCGTCCACCGTGTCCCAAGGGCGGCCTTGGAACGCGCGGGACAGGCAGTTGATAATGACCTCGCGGGTCGGGGTCACTTTCCAGTTGCCTTCGTACAGCGTGAATTTGTAGGTGGCCTGGATCATGTTCGGTACTCCTCGAATTCACCTTCCTGGGTAGCGGCGTCGTTCCAGTCAACGTCCTGCATCAACTCGCCCATCGTCATCAATTCCAACTTGCGGTTGGCACGGATCACGTCGAGCACACGCTTGTCGCTGGGTAGGTGGACCAGATCGACGATGGTGCAACCCAGGTTCTCGTCCATGCCCTTACGGTGGATTCGATCCTCCGACTGGACCCGGTACTCCGGCTTCCAGGAATTGCTCCAATAGACCGCCATGCGGGATTCCACCAGAGTCAAGGACATACCGCCCGACTCGGGGTTGGCAACGAAGGCCACGCGGGGATGGGCCTCAATGTTGGCCCAGTAGTCCAGCGGCTCTTCCTCCACGGCCGTATCGTCGTGCGGCAGGACTTGGAAGTTGCCCTGGTCGCAACGGACCACGGACCACTTCTCCCGCTTCATCAGGTTCACGACGCGATCCACCGACCCGGTGAAGCCGGCGAAGACCACGATGCGGCCAGTTTCCTCGCATTCGTCCAGGAGCATCCGCAGGGCGGCGTCCTTGGGACAGGCGACCTCGCGGGTGATGCGGACGATCTTGTGGACTTCCATCGAACCGCCGCAGACCGGGCAGGGTGCCTTCTCTTCGATCAGGCGGGCGAGTACCTCGTCCGGCAGCAGGTCGGTGCCGGGGTAGCAGCGGTCGCCGTCTTCCGGGTCGCGCCAACTGGCCACCGTGCCGTCCGTGCAGTGCGTGCATTTGGTCATGCCCTGCTTCTCGTCACGGTACTGGAAGCCGTCGCTCAACTCCCGCAGGAGGGTCATGCCGGTGACGGCGTTTGGGGCCGCTTCCACAAGGGCCTTGGCCACACGGAGGATGCTGGCGCTGGGCTTGCAGACGATCTGGCGATAGCGTTTCTCGGGCAGGTTCAGACAGTCTTTCTTGTGCTTGATAATCACCAAGCCCTTGAGCCGCTCGTGGAGGTAGGCGACCTCGTTCTTGCTGGGCACGAAGGGATGATACTCGGCCGGATCGGTGAGGCCGTCGAGTTCATGCGGCCCCTCTTCGCGCGTCTCGCCGCACTGGTTGCATTTGTTCTCGTCGTCGCGCCAGCCGGTGCGCTTCTTGAAGGAAGCCGTCTCGTACTGCTGATCGACCATGAAAGCCATGCGGGCTTCCATCGCCCTGGCACTGCCCTCGCGGAGGAAACCGGGCCATGCAATCTCGCACTGACTCCACCAGTCGATGGGCGTCTTGGGCGACGGCGTACCGGACATCTCAATCACGTACCCGCCTTCCACGCCCCACTTCTCGCGGATCATATCGGCCAGCCGTTGGGCGGCCTTCGAGCGCTGGCTGGTGGAATTCTTCAAACGGCTGGATTCATCGCAGATCAGGCCGTGCGGCGGCAGCACGCCCTCGGGCCACTCGTCAATCACGCGGACCAGACCTTCGTAGGTGTGGTACTGAATGTCGAATTGCTCGGCGGAGAACTTCCACTTGCGGAATTCGCGCTTGATGTTGGGCAGGCTCGTCTTGGGGCCG